ATCATTGCACCTGCTGGAGTCGCTACTGGGTTGACAATTCCTTCTGCGGTAACACCAATAATGATAAATGGAGCATCAATTGGTGCTTTCATAAAGTCTGATGCGGATTGTCTATAAAAATTAGTATTCCATTTAAGAAATATACGTGAATATGGGTCAGTTGTTATGGTTGGGTAGTTTGGTATTCTTACTGATTCGATTCCTGAGACTCCAGTACGTAATTGGTACGATGGATCTCCAACTCCCACGCGTAAAAGTTCTAAAGCGAAGGATGGATATAGCTTATCTTGGACATTTACAACAAGAGGAACTCTTCTTGTGACTCCATCGAGCTCAGGGGTTGCTGTAACGATACCTGCGCCGGAACGAGTTAGTGATAAATTCCTCTCAGTACGTATTATGCCAGGATATTTAAACAACCATGGTGTAGGATCCTCTCCTAATTGTGCAGTTCCTACATGAGGACCGCTTTTCTCTGATTGTAAAGAGACTGCTGAAGCTAGAACAGTAGGTATATCGCTCATAGCAGAGGCCAGTTTGAAATCATTGGCTGGATTACGCAAGTCTGGGTCTGGCATCAACACTGTAATGCCAGGCACAGCACTTGTTTTTTCTATAATAGATGCGTATAAGTCTCTCGGTAATGGATAACCTCCGTATGCTTCTACGATTTCTTCATCTAAGTCTACTATAAGAATATTCTCATTTTGTACTGGCTCACCAGATGTTATGAGATAGTCAAATACTTTTAGTTCTAGTATTTGTAAAGGGCTAGGATTCCATATGAGGAGTCCTAAAAAGACGGACATAAGTCCTAAGTTAAATAATTTGTTCATGCTAAAAATAGATTGATAGTTGCGAAAGATACTAACATAAATCCAAATACACATACTTGGACTATTGACATCCAAAATATTTGTTTCATAGGATGTACGTCTACTATTTTTTCTAGCATGCTTTCGCTGGGTGATAAGTTAACGACTTGTAAAAGTTTTTCTTGTTTCATTGTTGTGTGATTGTTATTGTTTTTGTACATTCTGACGTACAGTTAAAAGTTGCAGTATAAGATTGATTCGTAGCACCAGACTGTGTTACTCCTACATCATATCCTGTTGTATAAAATTTCATATTTGCTACATGAGCTCCTGCTCCATATTGTGTTAAGTCTACTTCATTATCAGAGTTGTAAAAGAATATGTCTGCATCTTTATTTCCAGTGCCATATTGAGTTACATTAGCCGTGTTACGGTGCGCAGCACCATTTCCATAAATATAAGAATTATGTTGGCCAGTACCATACTGAGAAACAGTGATATTAGAATCGTCACCGAAAAAGAATATTTTACTATATTTGTTGTTTCCTGTTTGAGTAGTTGAATAAACATTATCGTCTCCTGAGCCTAATGATTCCGAATGGTTATCATTCCCTGTTTGAGTAACGGTTACTGTATTGTCGTCTTCGTCTTGGTCAACATATGCATAGTTATCGTTTCCGTCTATAGTTACGGTAGTAGAGTTTCCTATGTTATTTGACCATACAGTAAACATCTTAACATTATTACTATTACCTTCTACTATACTACTCCATGTAGCATTTGTACAGCTGTGAGAACTATAATTAGCTCCTAGAATAGTTCCACCTGAATTTGCTCCACAAAGAATGTAAGTAGTATTACCATTTCCTATTTGTTTAGTAGTGATTTGATTGTTAGTACCTTTAGTAATAATTGTAGTAGAGTTATCTCCTGCAAAACTAAGGGGACTGATTAATAATAATAACGTTATCGCCCGAACCATTTATACTTACCTCCATAATTACTCCTGCATTGTCAATATATAAATAAGTACCTGCGTTTGTGTCGATACCTATATCGTAGTTGTTTTGTCCTTCATGTACAAAATAAATTACATCTCCTTCAACAAATGTGTAGGTTTGGTATACTGGATCGAATCCTCCTATGATACCTTCTAACTCTACTCCATTTAGCTGAGAAGCCTGTGAGCCTTTCTTATTTGTAGTCTCTACTAATGCTAATAAGTCTACGAGAAATTCTACACTTAATAAATCTATGTCTAGTCTTGTGACTTCTTTATCTTCTTCGTCACATTCTTCTACTAATGCATCACAGTCTAAATCTGGTGCATCATCAAAGAAGTCTTTGTCTAATTCGGCAGTCGGTGATACTCCTGCTTCTTGTTCTTCAACAGCCTGTACTACTTCTTGGGGCTTATTTACTATAAGCATATTGTCAATCATTCCAAGTGTGATACCACTGAGTTTAACCTTGGGTGTTGGTCTTTGTTCGTATGTTGATACCATAGTAGCTTGAAAGGCCTCATTAAGAACCTCTACTCCTGCTGCTGTTGTTACTGTAATCTCTCCTGATGAGTTTCCGAATTCATCGGGAAGTAGTATAACGAGGCTTCTTCCTAGCTCGTCTACTGTTGTTGTGAAATCTGTCCCACGAATAGCTATTTGAGCTGTGGGAGTCTTTATGCTTATATTCTCTTTGTTCATTTTACCGAACTTTCCTGAAATAAACCTAGCTGTTCCAGACGCCATGTTGAGTGCCATTTTTGACTTGCTTGGATCTGGGTCATAAATGTATTCATCTATGATTAGTTTTGATTGTTCTGTGAGTCTTACAACTGAATTGTCTAAAAACTCAATGGCTAATCTGCCGTTTCCTGTTCTAACATCATCGAAAGGGAGGATATCTGACTGTAGTTCTGCAGTCAAAGAGTCTCCAGAATCTCTTCTAGTTATCTCGCCGGTACCCCGTAATTCAGATATCTCTCCTATTTCAGTTGACAAGGCCGAAACACTAAAAAGTGCTAACAGCCAGATGCGCATTGGTCTACATTAATAGTACCACTTGATGTGGTAGATATTATGTTTGCAACGTTCGTACTTGCAGTATCAGTTTGGTCAATAGTTACAGTATTTGAGCTACCAGTTAATGCTACCGTAATAGCATGGTCAGCTGAACCTGTCTGTAAAGTGGTTATAGTATTACTATTACCATCTATATCCCAATTATTAATACAACCCACAACCTCACAAACACCAGTAACACTATTAGATGTACCAGTTATTGCAAAATCATTGTTTGCACCAGTAGCAGTTGAAGCTGCTCCTTGTGTCCAGGATAGTACGTTACTATCTCCGACTGTGATATAATCAAAATCTGAGCTAGCTGCATCACCTGTGGCTCCAACAGCTAAAGTAGCTGAGTTAGAATCACCAGTAACGCTATACGTCCAACTGGATGAGTTGCCTTGTAGGATAGAAGCTAGAAAGGAGTTAGTATCTCCAATCTGGTCTATATCTACTGTCATAGATGTACCTGACAAAGTTGCTCTTGAACTAGATGTACCAACTGTGTTAGTAGCACCAATTTGGTCAATAGTCAAAGTAAGTCCTGTACCTGTCTGGGTGATATAAATATCATTGTTCCCAGCGAACGCTGTAAAAGATAGACATATCGCGAATAGTCCTAGTATCTTTTTCATTCTATTTTTCTCCCAGGCTTGAGTAATTAAAATCCCAAACCTCTTTTTCGAGGCCTTGAACAACTAAACCGTATACAGCTGCTTCAATAGCAGCTCTTGTAGCGTGTCCAACAGCTTCGTTTTCCGTATAGCCACTTTCGATTTCAACGAGTTCCGTACCAAGTTCTATGAACCTGAATACATCGCCTCCACCTCCAGTAGACAATATGGTTTTTGTGGTTGTAACATTTAACAAGACTTCTCCTGTCTGAACTAATACTGCTCTTAATGTTACTGTAACGATATCTTCACGATATTGATTTTTCATACCGATACCTAAGTATCGAGCACCGTTACCACCAGTTCTTATGTTAGTGTCATAACTAATTATTCCACCTTCAATAATCATTCCTGCATATAACAGGGGTTTTAAAATTGTTTTTGCATCACTGCCACCACCGTAATTTTCAAAGGTAGTTCGCACTAATTGTCTTTCTTTCGTAAGTCCATCCAAACCTGTTCTTTCTACAACTACAAACCAGTTACCTCTACCAGCATCTCTAAGTGCTTCGATTAGTATATGGTGTGGGCCTTGCGTCACTGCAGTACTGAAACTAGCAATGTTATCTCCACCTTTTCTTTGACCTGTCAAGTCATTGAACTGGTAGACGGCTACTATAGTTTTTTGGTTTGGGTATGGTAAATTCAACAACTGCTCTGTAGCAGATGTCTGTATGACAGGACCTTGCGTACAGGCTAAGAAATCGCCATCGCAGTCCATGTTTGATTGAGGCATGCCAATTACAGCACAGCCTTGTAGTATTAATAATATTGAGAGTAACTTAACCGCTTGCACAATCTGAAAAACATCCACCAAACTGTCCTACTGGTATTACAATCGTAGTAGTAGAAAGTAGAACTCCATCCATCCATTCTTCGACAGTCAATGTAATATTGACGCCATCGTTCATCCAGATGATTCTATTTCCTTCTAACCAGATTTCTCCAAATATAGGATTTTCTAAGGTGCCTGGAGTATCATAATTAAATAAGGACTCCGAGATATCTTTCGCAAGTGTAGAGTAAATTCTACTTTCTAAGTTTCTTAGGAATTTTGCAAGTGTTGTGTTTTCAGCTTCTCTTTGAGCTTCGTCTAAAGCATCCTGAGCTTTTTGTGCTAATGCTTCTTTTCTTGTTCTTTCTTGTTCATCAATAGTTAAATAGTGTGCAGATTGATTAATCCCACTAAAACTAGGTGAGCCAAATTTATGTACTAGTTCCGTTGCGTTTACTGTCGTTGCTAGTACTACTAGTGTTATTACGCTTTTTTTCATTTTCTTTCATTTGTAAAACAGTGTTTACCTTTTGCTGTAAACGAATCATATCGTTGTCGAGCATACGTATTTGGTCTATCAGCTTTATTAGTGCGAAATGCATTTCTTTTATTGCTGGCCCAATCACGTTTGTCATTGTGTTCCAGACATAATATACGAAATATCCAAGTCCCACCATTGCGACTACAGGGAAACCAAATTCTTCAACATAAAA